CGCAGCTCAAGGACCTTCAGGACCGAGGGTACCGCTTCAGCTTCATGGACCCGGAGGCTAACCCCTACCCGAGCCCATACGACGCCGTACGCGACCTCCGCGACAACAAGCGGATGCAAGTCTACCCGACCGACGCAGGCTTCGGCGGCGACGAGGCGTTCCCGAACCACCCCCTCCTGGACACGATCCCGGACCTGACCTGGGACGGCAAGCCCGTCACCTACAACGACGGCTTCCGTGCCGTCCACGACGCCTATGGCCACGCCAAGGAAGGCTTCGGCTTCAGGGCTGCCGGCGAGGACAATGCTGCCTTCCAGCACCTCCCGACCTTCAGCCCAGCGGCCCAGCGGGCGCTCCTCTCGGAGACCCGTGGCCAGAACAGTCTGGTCAACTTCGGCCCCAACGCCGAGTTTAACCGCACGGCTGGCCAGGGCGAGACCATCTACGCACCCCAGAAGGCAGGCCTCCTGCCCGATGAAGTGGCCTATGCCGGCACTGAAGACTTCATGCCAGACCAGCGCGGCACCTCCTACGGCTTCCGTGGAGATGCTGGTGGCCGGGGCGAAGCTCGCATCCGGAACGACGAAGGCCTCAAGGCCCTCCTGGCTGAGCGTGGGACACCCTACGTCCCCGAGACCCAGGCGCCTCCGATGGAAGCCCCGGCGATCCTCAAGGAGCGCATCCAGCGCCAACCGGACTGGGGATACCAGCCATACTACTCCACCCTGAAGAACGGACCGAAACGCTCAGACCTGGACATCGACTTTGAAGATGCCGGGACCCTGAAGCCTCGGCTCCGAGCCACGCCTGAGGACCTCTATGGGTCCACCCTGATCGCAGGGCAGGCCGACCGTACGCGAGCTGGCGGGGTCCTCCGGGGCCTCAACGGCAAGCAGTTCGACACCCCCGTGAAGATGGAGGGTGGCCAGGACTTCATGCGTGAGACGGCCAACGACGGGTCGGCCTGGGCATCAATGCCGGGTGTCATGGAAGCCGTACTGCGGACAGCCCGCAAGCAAGACGGCCCCACCATCTACACTCCGTTCACGATGCAAGGTACCTCCGGGGACTACGCCACGATGACGTCCGACGCGATCGCCCAGGCGATGGCTGGCGCCAGCAAGAAGTCCCGCAAGGCCTTCGACGGGGCCCTTCGCGAGGTCTTCCCCTCGTTCCCAGGCTTCGCAGCAGACCTGGGTGAGGCTCAGGAGTACATGCGCAGCAATCCGGCCCTCCGCACGACGGTCGCCAAGACCCTCGACACCGGAAAGTGGCGTGACCAGGGGCTTCCCAATATGGAGGCACTGCGCCACGCCGTGACCGCTCCAGAGCTGGCTGATGTCCGCACGGAAGCGTTCGGCTACAACATGGCCCGCATCGACCCAACCAGGGGCGTGATCAAGGACCCGGCCAATCCGCACGGCACCTACGCCGGCCACCTCCCAGGTGAATACATTGGGGGGCTGGACGTTCAGGTGCCGCCGAACCTGATGTTCCCGGACCTGTTCGACGACATCATGGCCCGCCCGAATGCGAAGAGAGCCGACGTGGCTTACAACTTCAAGCGGGGCGTACCGATGCAGAAGGCCGACCAGAAATGGTTGGATGGCATCATGCCCTGGTACGAGTGGGCCAGGTCAACTGGCGACTTCGACTGGCAACCCTAAAGCAATCCGCAGGAGCCGATTGTAGATCATGAGCTTCTCCATGAGCTCAGCGTCTACGTCCGCTCCTGCGGTGTGTAGGATGTCCGTCAGGGCGACGTCCAGGACCTCATAGTGGTCCTCAAGCGTCAGCGGGCTCTGGATGATCGTTTCCATCCCCGAGCCATACCACAACGCTCCACAATCAGCAAGTATTATCATGCCCACCAAACCAACCGGACGGCCCCGTGGGCGCCCGCCGGGATCGAAGAACATCCCGAAGATCGAAGATTTCATCACTGAGAGCCTGGTCGCGCCCGTCCCGGTGCCCGCTCTCAAGCCCAAGGCAGCCCCACGCGGGCCCTGGGCCGGAATGACCCCCGAAGAGAGGTCAGAATACGCCCGCAAGATCGCCGCCAAGAACACCTCCAAGTCCGGAGGCCGGCGCGTGGGCGTCCCCAGAACACTGACGGTCGAAGCCTTCGAGGCTCGCAAGGCCGAACAAATACCCATCGTACAAAGGATCATGAAGAAAATGGCCGACCAAGGTCAGCTCCCCGACGACCCTCGGGCCGTAGAGGCTCTTGAGACCAGCATGATCCTCCTGCGCACCCAGGAGGACGCCAAGCTCAAGCTCGCAGCCGCCCGCCTGGTGCTCGATTTCACCAAATCCAAACCGACCGCGAAGGTCGAACACACCATCCGCTCCGCCGAAGACATCCTCGACGAGATGGCGAACGACGACACCTAAGGAACCATATGACGGCTGAAGAGCGCCGCAAGGCAACCCGCAAGCGCCTTCTGACCGACTTCGAGTTCTACGCCCGCAAGACCCTGAAGATCAGAACCAAGGACGCCAAGATCGTCCCGTTCGTCCTCAACCGGGCACAGCGCCGCTTCATGGAGATCGTCCTGAAGCAGTGGCAGGAAAAGGGCCACGTCCGGGTCATCATCCTCAAGGCCCGCCAGCTCGGCCTCTCCACGGTGTGGGGCGGCTTCATGTACTGGTGGATCAGCCAGCACCGGGCAACCAAGGGCATCGTGGTCACCCACAAGGCCGAAGCGTCCACCGCGCTGTTCGATATGACCAAGCGGTACCACGCCGAGATGCCGTCCTTCCTCCGGCCCTCCACGGCCAAGGCCAACGCCAGAGAGCTCAAGTTTGACGTCCTCGACAGCGGCTACATCACGGCCACTGCCGGCGCCGACACGGTCGGTCGATCGGAAACCCTTCAGCTTGCCCACCTCTCGGAGGTCGGCCTGTGGCCCAAGGGGAAGGCGAAGGAGATCATGAACGGTCTGCTTCAGTCCGTCCCCCTGGAGAAGGACACCTTCATCGCGATCGAGAGTACCGCACGAGGCATGTCCGGTCCCTTCTACGAACAGTGGCAGGGCGCCGTGGCCGGCACCACCGGCTTCCTCCCGTGCTTCCTGCCCTGGTTCGTGGACGACAAGTACCGCGTCCCGGTCGATGAGGACTTCGAGCGCACCCCCGACGAGATAGAGCTGTGCGAGAAGGTCCTGGCCGAGTTTGACGAGACCCTGGACGACGAGCAGCTCATGTTCCGCCGGCAGAAGATCGCCCAGGACGGCCCGGACCTGTTCAAGCAGGAATACCCGACTTTCCCCCAGGACGCCTTCCTGACCTCTGGTGCCCCAGTCTTCAACCTGGAGAAGCTCCACGCGGCCCTCGAAGCTGCCCCGGACATCCTCCACCGGATGGAGCTCGATCCCCTCGACAACGAGATGCGCCCCGATCCCCGTGGCCGGCTCCTGGTCTACCGGGAGATCGACCCGAAGGAAGAGTACACTATCGGCGCCGACGTCTCGAAAGGGACCGCCGAGGGGGACTATTCGGTCGCCACCGTCCTGGACAGCAAGAAGCGCATCGTCGCCGTCTGGCGAGGCATGGTGGACCCTGACTGGTACGCCACGATCCTCTACGCGGTCGGCAAGCTCTACAACTTCGCCCGCCTGGCCGTCGAGTTTAACAACCACGGCATCCTGCCGAACACCCGCCTGTACAAGGACCTCGGCTACCCGAACCTGTACACCCGCGAGGTCTACGACAAGCTCACCGACACGACCCGTGAGGAGCTCGGCTTCTACACTGACGTGAAGACGCGCCCGCTCATCATCGACGAGCTGCGCTCTGCCGTCCGCGAGGGCGAGATCGAGCTGAACGACAAGACCACGATCGAGGAAATGACCACCTTCGTTGCCGACCCCAAGACGGGGAAGATCGAGCACGAGGTGGGCTGCCACGATGACTGCGTCTTCGCACTCGCCATCGCCAACCACATTCACGAAGGCAACTGGGCTCACATTGAGAGCACGGACGACTTCTACTTCGAGATGAACGCATGAAACTGGAGCCAAAGAAGCTCACCGACGCCGAGCTCCTGTCTGCCTGCCAAGCGCAAGCGGACAAGGGCTCAGCCTTCTCGGACAGCACCCTGTCCCAGGAGCGCCAGGAGGTCACTGAATACTACCTCGGCAAGAAGCCCTACCCCATGCGGGAAGGCGGGTCCAAGTTCGTCTCCCAGGACGTCTACCTGTCCGTCGAGAACATGAAGGCCGAGCTGGTCGAAACCTTCGGCGCCGGCTGCCGTATCGTCGAGTTTAGCCCCACGGGTGCTGATGACATCGACCAGGCCCGCCACGCCACCGCCTACTGCGAAGTCGCGGTACACCGGCAGAACGACGGCATCCTGATCTTCCAGGACGTGGTCCATGACAGCCTCACGGCCCGCGTCGGGATCGCCAAGGTCTTCTGGGACAAGCGCGAAGAAGCCACCCCGTACACGTTCAAGGACGTGCCCCTCGGGCAGCTCCAGGTAATGATGCAAGAGGGAGGCAACAAGCGCCTCTCCGCCAAGCCTGTGATCACTGACACGCCCGCCGGCCCCCTGGTCAGCGGCGAGTACGAAGAGCTGTACGATTGCTCCCAGGTCTCGATCATGGCGGTCCCGCCTGAAGAGATCATCATCGGCGACCGGACCCGCAGCCTCGCCAAGGCCCGCTACATCGCCCATCGCTACCGGACGACCCTCGGGGACCTGGTGGATGACGGATACGACCCCAAGGTCGTCTACGCGATCAGCGGCATCGACGACGACCTATCCCTCAATGAGGAGGCCGTACGCCGCGAGCTGGAGACCAATGGTCACTTCATGACCGACGACGACGCGGTGGATGCCGCTGGTCGGATGGTCACGGTCTACGAGAGCTACATCCAGATCGACTACTTGGGCACTGGCAGCCGCCAGCTCTGGAAGGTCGTCCATGTCGGCGACACGATGCTGGAGAAGCAGCGCGTCTCGGACCACCCGTTCCTGTCGTTCGTCCCGCAGCCGATCCCGCACACGTTCCACGGCAACAACTTCGCCGCCCGGACCATCAACCACGCCAACACGAAGACCACCCTCACCAGGGCCATCATCGAGCAGGCGGTGGAAGCCACCAACCCCAGGTGGCAGGTCGCACGAGGCGGTGTCGCCAACCCCAGGGAGCTGATCGACAACCGCCGAGGCGGTGTGGTCAACGTCCGGGACGTCAACAGCAGCATCGCTACGCTTCCGCAGACACCCATCAACCCGATGGTGATGCAGACGATCGCCATGGTCGATAGCGACCGCGAAGACACCACAGGCATGTCCCGGCTCTCCCAGGGCCTCGACAAGAAGGCGCTGAGCCATCAGAACAGCCAGGGCCTGGTCGAGCAGCTCTCCGACAACTCGAAGACCCGCACCAAGGTCATCGCCCGCAACTTTGCGATCCAGTTCGTCACCCAGCTCTACCTCAAGGTCTACAAGCTGGCCCTGGAGAACGAGACCCAGGAACGCATGCTGGAGATCGGCGGACAGTTTGTCCCGGTCGATCCCCGGCAGTGGAAGAGCCGCCGCGACGTCTCCGTAGACATGACCCTCGGGTATGGCGAACGGGACCAGCGGGTCGCTGAGATGGCCGACTTGCACCAGACGCTCTCGGGCGATGGCAGCATGGGCCGCATCTACGGCGAACCCCAGAAGTACAAGCTGTGGCGTGACACCCTGAACATCAAGGGCATCCGGAATATCCAGGACTACCTGGCCGACCCTGAGCAGCTCCCGCCGCCCGAACCAGACCCCAAGGTCACCGCCGAGATCGAGAAGATCAAGAAGGAGACCGAAGTGGCCGAACGGCAGCAGGCGCTCCGCGAGAGCCAGGTCCAGGATCAGATGGCCCGCGACCGAGCAGAGATGCTGTGGAAGCAGATCACTGGGAAGCACGACATGGTCCTCCGCAAGCAGGACGCCGACCGCAAGGACCGCGAAACCGACAACCGGATCGACATCGGTCTGGCCGAGCTGGAGCTCGCTCTCCACGCCCAGGAAACTGCGGCACCGGAGAACACCAAGCTCACCGCCATCGCGTCCCCGAACAGCTAAGGAAACATGGCCGACTTCGTACTCACCGAGGAAGAACAGCAGGCATTGGACGAGGGGGAAGCAGCAGACTTCCTCCTCGACAACCCGGTGTTCCTTCTCGCCATCGAGCGCATCCGCAAGGAGTGCTCCGAAGGCATCCTCACGAGCCGTCCCGAAGACCAAGGGGTCCGGGAGCAGCTCTACAACCTATCGCGCGGCCTCACTGCCGTGACGTCTGAGCTCGCCAACATGAGCTCGATCGGCGCCTCCATCAAGGAGAACGCCGCCCTCCTACAACCCACGGACGACGACGACGCCCAGGCATAGCCCGGCGCCGCCCCCTCCCACTGAAAGTAACGCATGACCATCCAGACGGACGTCATCGACACCGGCTCTTCTGACGAAAGCGCAGTCGCAGCCCTACTGGCCCAGATGGGCGCCTCCAAGACCTCCAACCGCGCCGAAGCGGACGAGGACCCGGACGATGAAGAAATCGACGGCGAGGTAGCCCCCGAGGACGACGAAGAAAACGAAGACCCCGACGACGACGACAATGAAGACGGCGACGAGAACGAGGACGAGGAAGGCGAGGAAGAACCCGCCCCTGCCGCTCCCGAAATCTCGGACGACACTGTCCTCTCGGTCGTAGTGGACGGGGAGGCCCAGGAGTTTACGGTCGGATCGCTGAAGCGACTGGCCGGCCAGGAAGCCTCCCTCACCCGCAAGTCCCAGGAAGCCGACATTGTTGGCCAGCGGGCTGCCGTCACCCTCCAGGGCGCCCTGGAAGCTGTGATCGAAGACCTCCAGCCCTACGAGGGCGTGGACTGGGTCCTCGAAGGTCAGCGAATGGACCCCGAAGAGTTTGCCTGGCACCGCGAGCAGTACACGCGCCTGGCCGACCGCTACAGCAAGATCATGGGCAGCGCCCAGTCCCTGGAGCAGACGATCAGTGCCCGCAAGGCTGCCACGATCCAGGCGGAAGCCGTCGAGGCCGTCAAGGTCCTGTCCGACCCCACGACTGGTATCCCAGGGTGGTCCGACGAGGTCTATGACAGCATCCTCTCCTTCGCGGTCGAAGCCGGCCTCCCGGAGAACGAGGTCGCCGAGATCACCAACCCGAACGTCATCAAGATCATCAACGACGCCCGCCTGTACCGCGCCGCCCAGAAGGCTGCCGGCACGAAGGTGAACCTGACCCCCAAGCGGCTCCGCAAGAGCTCCGGGTCGGAGACGCCTGGCTTCGCCCCTGAGCGCCAGCAGGCTGCCCTGGAGAAGAAGCTCCGCGCTGGTGTCGCTACCGACGCTGATGCCCAAGCTGCCCTTATGGGCCGGTGGGGTGTGAAGCCGCGCCGCTAGGCCCTGCCTCCACCCTCTTTCAACAACCAATACCCACTACAGAGAACACAAGCCACAATGGCAACTTTCAAGACTTACGACACTGTTGGCGCCAAGGAAGACGTTTCGGACGTCATCAGCATGCTGACCCCCCACAAGACCCCGTTCCTCACCTCGATCGGTGCGCCGGAGACGGTCAAGCAGAAGCTGTACTCCTGGCAGGAAGACGAGCTGGAGCCGGGCGCTGATAACGCCCAGGTCGAAGGCTTCGACGCCACCGAAGAAGCATGCACCACGACCGAGATGCTTCAGAACACCACGCAGATTTTCTCGCGTACCATCAAGCTCTCGGGCTCGCTCCAGGCCACCGACCACTATGGCCGCGCCAATGAGCTCGCTCGCCAGCTCGTGAAGAAGGGCAAGACCCTCCGCCTCGACCACGAACGCGCCCTAGTTGGCGTTGACCAGGCGATGGTCCTGGGTTCGGACAGCGTGGCCCGCCGCTTCGCTTCGGCCTCGCAGCTCATCCACGCCGACAACAAGATCGCCGCTGGCGGTGCTGTGCTCAGCGAAGCCATGGTCCAGAACGCCATCCGCAAGGCGTTCAACGCCGGCTCGGACGGTGCTGAGACCCTGATGGTCAAGCCGACCGACGCCGAGGTCATCTCGACCTTCGCCGGTACTGCCGATCGCGTCCGCGACGTCAGCCAGAACCCCAGCAAGCTGGTCGTGAAGGTGGACATCTACGTGACCGCCCTGGGCACCCTGCGTGTCGTGATCAACCGCGAGCTGAAGACCGACTTCGCGCTCCTGTACGATCCGAGCATGTGGCGCCTGACGTCGCTCAAGGGCCGCACCTGGTTCCGTGAGACGCTGGCGAAGACTGGTGACAACACCAAGATCATGCTGGCCGGCGAATACGGCCTGAAGCACGACAACCGCAAGGGCGCTGTGCTGATCACCGGCTTGGACGTCGATAGCGTCTAAGCGACCCCTACCGATAGCCCCCTGGTTCCTTAACGGAGCTGGGGGGCCCCTCGGCCCTCAATCATAGCGAATACATGCCCGAAATCATCGACAGTACCGATCGGCTCCATCTGGAAGTCGATAGCCAGATGCGCGTCCAGCAGGCCGTCGTAGAGGCCACCCAGGAGATCGACAGCGCCTTCCTCGACAGCCTCGCCGCCAAGCGCGAGCTCCAGGACCGCCAGTTCGCTCCCGACGACATCCATGTCGCTTCGATCCCCGCCGCCGTCGTGGACCATTGGTTCCGCAATGGCTTCAGCGTCTGGGACAAGAACGTGACCCCCGCCGACATCCTGAAGCGCCTCGCCGCTGAAGACCTGGGCAAGTTTGCCCTGACCGGAAAGCGCCTCTAACACCATGTCAACCGACCCCCAGATGGCCCAATGGCAGCAGCGTTTCGACGCCGCTAATGCCGCAGCCGCCTCCGCCAAGACCCCCCAGCAGAAGAGCGCCGCCTATGAGCGCCTCCGCCAGGTCCAGGCCGTGAAGCCTACCGGGCCCGCCCCCGTGAAGGGTCGGCTCAGCAATGGCCAGGCCAACCAACCAGCCAAGCCCAGCGGCGGAATGCTCGGAGGCGTCATGTCCCACATCCGCAACGCAATGGCCTCAGGCAACAAGAAGTAAGACCCCATGAGCTTCGGCAGACTAAAGACGCGCCTCCGGGCGCTCATCAACCGCACAGACCTAACGGACGACCCCGCCGGAAACCTCATCGTTGACGCCATGACCGACCTGGAGCGCAAGCCCCGCACCCGCCCGATGGAGGCCGTCGTCCTCCACAAGGCAATCTGGGACGGACCGAAGGACGCCCTCCCCCT